AAATGAAGTATTAGTTGACAATGCTCCATTATACATAAGGACATAATCACCTTTACTTGAATTACTCCTAATTCCGTCAGCACCTACATACATTCCAGTTGTTCTGTCATACCATGAATTAGGTCCACCATAACTGTTTATTCCTGTAGTATTGATTGACCATCCACTAGCACCATCACCAATATATCCACTTCTTGCAGTCATATTTCCAGAAGTATCAACGCTAAAATTGCCACCAATATTCAACGAACCCTTATTTATAACTATTCCGTCTTTGCCCCACGAACCAATAAGCGTATTACCGTCATATACTTGCAAGTGAGCGCCATCAGTTGCTTTTGTTCCGTTATTACTACCGGTAAGCCTTAACAATCCGGAAGTTATGAAATTTGCCACCATATGTCCGTCCATAGTCATTGCAATATCAAGACTACTCCACGGATCTCCAATATTTGCTCTGTGCATATATCCCAGTCCATTGAGATTCCACACCCACTTCTGCGTGCTATCTTCTTCTTTTGAACCGTTACAAATAAGCATTTCTTCAACATAACTATTTGTCGAATCAAACTTCATGATTACATGGCCACCAACACTACCATTCAATAACTTCATGGCGTTGTCTTTTGCTCCTTGTAATATTGGTGATACCTCTGGTATTTCATCAGTTAATGAACTTACAGCACTTGACGCCTGAGAAGTAAAGCTTTGTTGGTATGTACTTCCCAAAACTATCATGTTTTTAGATAAATCATTGAGATAAATGGTTTTCTTTTGCACCGGGAAAGTTGCGTCCATTTCAAAAGGTAACGCCCAGGCATGCACTGTATCACCTACATCAAACGTATCAATATTTGCGTCTAATAAGCTTAAATCAAGAGCATTTAATTCAAGGGTCATAGTTTCATACTGCGCAGTTTTTAACCACTTTATAGCCTTTTCCTTGAGGTTTTCTGCCACGGTAATATCATCAAAGTTTTTAACGACTCTTATGAATCCATAGTTCTTAACTGCACTGTCTAACTGCACGAAATCATCATCTGTATTTTTGTGGTAATCATCTACTGTAGTCCCGACAATTGTTAGATTTTCATCTAATCCTTCAATTGCATCCTCGGTACGTTCATCATTGTCTAAACGCTTACCAAGTGGTATTACACACGTTGCAATATCTGCAGTAGTCATGTTGCAGGAATACTTCATAAGATTTTCACCAAACTGAATTTCCTGCTTACAGTACGAGCCATAATTTTCAAGAGGAACTAGATCTAAATAACGAGTGCCGTTAGAATCTTTCCTGATACGCAAATTACCATCAAATGGCTTACAAAGTTTTTCCCTCATAGCAGTAAGCGTATCTTCTCTGTTCGTGTATCTTAATATGTAGTTATTAGTGTCTGAAATCTGTACGAAACCAAGTTCAAACTTTTTACGGTCCTCAACTTGTGAATTATGATTATTGATTAAACTCTCAAACATTTGCAAAGGTGAAGTTTGGTATTTGCACTGTGGTTGTATAGAATCAAATAAAAATGCTAATTCTCCAACAACATATACATGTTTTGTGAAATTAAAATTCTGTGTTACTTCTCTTACTTCACCGTAGAATATTTCGACTCCGTTTTGGTCAACTCTAATCATGCTTTGACGCAGTTTGAAATCATCATATCTTAAGTTGCTTGAAGGTATATCAAATTCAAAAGAGCCAGCCTCATTTAAAGCTAGCTCTAATTTAGAATTGAAAATCTCATAGGTTTCATCATTTGGATAATATAAAATTTTATCATCAAGATAAACTTCAAAAATCATAAGTATCTGCCTCTATATTCAACCGAAACTCTACCAACACCGTCAAATGTTAAATCTGCATTGTTGCTACCTATTTTTAACTGTGGAAACCTATATGTTTCATACGTTTTAGTTGAGGTTTTATCAAGTGAATACTTCTTTCCATCATATTCAACAGTTAATCCAGTTGAGGAATATACATAAAATGTAGGTGATATATCCACCCCACCGGCAATAATAGTAATAGTTCTTGGACCATTTATTACAAGGTCAGAAGTGTCCTGGATTATTCCATCCACAAAAGAAAAAGGATTCCATTTCCACGGCTCATTTGATGCAACTAGGTCATACTTAAATGGATCCGCAGAACCCTTTAAAACCACAGTTGAATCTTTTTTGTTACTTTTAGTGGGGTCAACTTCCAATCTAGTCAAATAATATACTGACGGGTCAAACTCCGTTATCATTTTCATTTTATGTCCATGCAAATACATGGATAACCTACGAATTATTTTTGCCCATTCTTCCGGATTTCCATCCTGCAAATAAAACTTAAACTGTAAACCTTCTCTATCATTGTATGGAGTGGTTCCTGTTACATCAGTTACATCAATACTTCCTGAAGTGAATGGTATATCAATTTTCTGTACCTTTGGAACCGGCTCAGGAATGTACAATTCCGTTAAAATCAAATTAAAATCATCAAGTGTGTTTTTTACATAGTCCAAGTCATCAAAAGTGTGCTTTGAATCAGTAAATGTTAGTCCATATCCAAAATATTTCATCATACTCTCCTTGTTGAGATTTTACCTAACTGGCTGTCAACTGAATAAGCAACAAGCCTACCAACTGACTGTCCATCCATATACACACCTACGCTCTGCAATGCCGTCTCAATCCTTGCTCCTATCTGCTCAACAAGGCTATCTGTATTGTTATAAGCACTTGCTGAATAATTTTGAGCATAATTTATATCACTTGTTAATTTATTTGCTGATATAACCGCTTCAGAACTCAAACTATCAATTGAATCCGTAACACTATCAGTGTTAGCATCAATACCAACCGCTATACCAGCAGGAATCATTTTACCAACTTCATCCGCAAATACTTTGGATGGTGAATGGATTCCAAAAACGTTCTTTGCAGCATCAATAACCGACTTGAATTTATCTGTTACCCAACTTGAGAACTGGTTCCAAGCATTAGATATTCCTTCTTTGAGGCCTTTTATAAGGTTTCCACCTATATCCTTGAAAGCTTCCCACGCTTTACTAAAAACATTCTTTATTTTATCCCAAACCCCACTGAAAAAGTCTGTGATATTATCCCAAGCGGTTGTAACACCTTCTTTTGCCTTTGAGAAGTTGTCTTTAAAAAATTCCCATGAGCCTTTATACTTGCCTTTAATAGTTTCCCAAGTGTCACCCATGAAATCACTAATAGTACTCCATGCTTCTGACGCCTTTTCTTTAGCCTTGCTAAATGTTTCTCCAAACCATTCTCCGGCAACTGCAAATACTTCTGTTAAACCTTCCCATGCTTCTTTACCTAAATCAATAAGGCCTGTTACTAGATCCACAAAACCTTCAAGTATTGCTACGATAATTTCAGGTATAGCTTTGATTAAACTTGCAATAATCTCAGGAATATGAGTTACAAGAGAAACCACTAACTGAACAGCACCCTTAACGAGCTGTGGAACGCTATTTACTAACGCTTGTATGATTTTGGTAATAATCTCTGGTATTTTCTCAATAAGTCTAGGAATTGCTTCAACAAGACCATTAGCAAGTCCAAGAATAATTGCAATACCACCTTCAATGAGGTTGTCCACGTTATCCAATAAAGTTTCAACTATGCTAACCATAACATCAACTATTGTTGGAATTAATTCTGGAAGTGATTCTGCAATAGAATTTGCTAACTCTAATATGATTTGTAATCCTGTCTCAATTAATGTGGGTAAATTCTCAATGATTCCTTCACCCAGAGCTTTTAATAAAGACATTCCGGCCTCTAACATCTGTGGAAGCATAGAAGTAATCTGTGAAACTAAATTATTTAATGTTTCACCAACTGCAGTCATTGCTCCTTCAATACCACCAGTTTTAAAGCCTTCAGTAATGGATGAAAGACCTTCAGAACCTATCTGTACAAAATCACGCAAGGCAGGTGTAAGTGCATCAGAAATGGCTATTTTTGTGCCTTCTAATGCTGACTGAAATAATGTAATATCACCTGATAAGTTATCAAGCTGTACATCGGCCATGTTTTGGGCTGCGCCTGTTGAGGATTCTATTGCACTTCCAAGTTCGGTCCATCTTTCAGAAGTAGTAGAAAGCAGAGCGTTAATTGAAGCCAAGTCGGTTTTGTTAAACATTTTAGTTAATGTTTCACTTTTTTCTTGGTCGCTCATTCCTGCCATTGCTTGATTCAAATCAGCAAAGGTATCTTCTAATGGTCTTAAATTTCCTTGTGCGTCATAAGCCGATACACCAAGACTATTCCATGCATCTACTGCTTTGTCAGTGGTAGGATTCAAAGCAAGCATGATGTTTCTTAAATGAGTTCCACCTTCTGCGCCTTTAATACCATTATCTGCCAGGATACCAAGAGCTGTTGAAAGTTCTTGTGTTCCACCACTTAATGATTTAGCATTTGCTCCAATCGTTAAAAATGCTTCACCTAACTGAGCAACAGAAGTGTTGGATTTAGACGAAGCTGTTGCCATTTGGTCAACCATTATGCTTGTTTCTTCAAGTGATAAACCAAGCGCAGATTGTGCGTCAGTAACCATATCTGATGCGCTTGCAAGGTCTATTCCGCCTGCTGCAGCCAAGTTCAAAACATTTGGAAGCATTTGCATTGAAGTGTCTGCATCATATCCGGCTAACGCCATATAGTTTAAAGCGTCTGCTGCTTCACTCGCACTAAATGCTGTTGTGGAACCCATTTCCTGTGCAAAATCACGCAACTGCTGAAAACTCTTTGACGCTTCACTTGTTGAGTCAGCAAGTTCTGCTGTTGAATAACCCATTGTTGCAGCAACTTGACTCATAGAAGAATCAAACTGCTGTCCTGCGTCAACTGACGCTTTTCCAAACGCTCCAACTGCTGCAGTCGCTCCGGCAATAGCAGTTACACCAACTGTTGCTGCAGTACCTAACGCTTTTGATAATATTCCGCCTGCTTTAGATCCTGCGCTTTCTGCTTCGCCAGACAATGCGCTTGAAATACTTCCACCAATTCCTTTTGTGGTTGGCTCAATTTGTATATATGCTGTTCCTATTGTATTAGCCATTTAATCACCTAAAAATTGACTCATATACTCATTAAAATCTTCTATGCTTTCAAAAGACTCAAGATTATCATTTCCAGTATCATAATCACCATTAAGAAGCTTTAAAACGCTCTTTTGGGTGTATCTTCCATGTTTTGCGTCTTTTGTTTTTGTCCACGCCAAAAATTGAACAGAATCAGCAATAAGTGCTAATATTGTTTGCTCTATGCTCAATTTTGACTTAGAGTAATACATTTTTATTCTTGAATTATCTCTTAAACCTAACAAAAGAGTCACCACTGCACTCAGTGGCAACTCCCTGTAGTTAAATATGTGATACGTTTCCGCAAAATCACATATTAATTTATCCTCACACTCGCTTATAACGTGTGCGAGGGTCATTAGTTTTTTAGTTCTTTAGCTGATGAAATAATATTTGCTAATTCACTTGTTATTGCTTCAGTAGGTACGAATCCCTGATTCTTCTTTTTAATATGCTCAATTAAAGCGTTTTCATTCTTGCCAAGTAACAAGTGTACAAGTTCTGTGATTCCCTTGACTCTGTCAGTCAATTCATCACTCTCGGCAAGTGATATACTGGAAATAAGTCTCCAATCACTTAATACTCTTTCATCAATGCTAAATTTAAAGCCGCTCTTTGTTTTTCCTTCTACCATTCTTTTTTACCTCTTAAACAATGTACTCTTTGTGTGTTGAACCGTTAGCATCTGGATAAGCACTAACTGTAATACCATATCCGATTGCATCTTCTGCAGTGTAAGCAATTTCATCACGAGAAGTAACAGCACCATCTGGAATAACAATTCTCTTTTTCTTACCGCCACGAAGCGCAAGTTCAAACACCCAAATCTTTTCCTGTGGGTCGCTGTTCTTAACATCAACTACGATAGGGTCAGAACTTGATGTCTGTGTAACGTTAGCATCACCATATACTGCCTTAAGAACTTCAATGTTTTCAGACTCAATAAGAGTAAGTGAAAAGTTGTCAACCATTTCAGTCAATGAACGGTAAACAATTGAGCCTCCCCATTCCTTAATATCTGCCATTGAAAGTTCGTTGCTGTTCTTAAGTCCATCTTCTGATACATAACCAAGACAAACAAAATCAGAACCAAGAGCAGTAGTTGCATCTGTAGGAACTGTAGCAGTACCGATTGTACCAACAAAAACAGCACCTGCAATATTAGGTCTACCTGTTGATACGTTTGTTGCTGTATTATTAGCCATAACTTTTTATCCTTTCTATTCCATGTATACTAAATTGAATATGCACTCATAAGCATATCCTTTTATTGCTGTGTCTATACTCTGTCCACCACCACCACATTTAGAAGAACTCACTTGATCTAATTCCACTATGTTATACATAGCTTCTTTAACTGACTGATTAAGTTCTGCTGCATTAAGCAATGTAGTTGAGTATGACATAATATTAAAAGTAACAGCGTCAATATAATTAACCCTGCCACCATCTATAACCTCAAGTACCACGTATTCTTGTGGCTTTTTAGCTGGCGCTTCACCCATATAGACCGGAACAGTCAATTTTGATTTCAAGTATTTAATTACATTCTTTTCTATCATTTATCATGCTCCTTTGTATTAGGGTAAATAATTGTTTTAGCTCTATCATAACCAATGAATGAACGTAGATGCGTATCTGCTCCGGCTTGTTTTTGGGCTTCTTGTCTTATGAATGTTTCCATAAAACTTGCTTGCAGTATTTCTGTTCTTACAGCTTGACTATCAAGCTTAAAAGTTACATTACTCATACTTCTCAACCTTGATTATTTTGTTCCAGGATAACGGAATATTACTTTCGATTCCTTGCGTAATATCTCCATAAGTCCTAAATCTTTCACCAAAAAATTCAACTTCAGCGTCTTTCCAATTGTGAGTATCACCTTTTGGTATCGCAAGGCTATATGCAAGCCTTTTGCCATATATATTCATGCTATTAACAATATCATCAGTTGAAGGTTGTCCAACTAGAACGTTATCAACCGATACCTCAATATCATTAAATATTGGCTGCCCAAAATCATCTTCACCTATTTGAGCAAACTCATGAAGGATAACTGTTATACCATTAATCATTGCCATAAAAGTCAACCCCTTTGATTTTTTGCTTCATAAGTCCAAGCATTTTCAACTCATTGTTCTTGATAAAAAGTCCACCACCAGCGCTTAAAAATGTACCACTAACTGAGTATCCGAGTGCAGATTGTGACATTTGACTCATTGCAGGTCCATTATCTGATAATGACTGCATTTCACGTCTTACAACATCACATGTAACTGCTTTTGCTAATTCTCCTCTTGCCGGAAGATCTATAACCATTTGGTCAAGGTCATATCCATGATCTACAGCGTAAACTCTTAACGCATTAGAAACATCAGCAAGTAGAATATCAGCCTGAGCAATCTCGTCTGCTGTTAGTGGTCTCCATCTTTCAATTAAATCGTTTGTGGTTGCGAAATTACTCAT